CGACCTGCGCCACCACTTCCGTGACCCGCACGTCTCGCCCCACCTGCGCCACATGACCGCCCGTGACCGCGAGGTCCGCCAGGCCCGCGGCGGTAGGCGACGACCGCGTCGGAGATCGCCTCGACGAGAGCCGGAATGCCGGGGGTGTTCAGCACGGCCTGCCGGACCTCGCGGTCACGGGCGGTCATGTGGCGCAGGTGGGGCGAGACGTGCGGGTCACGGAAGTGGTGGCGCAGGTCGAAGGCCAGGTGCGCGGCCGGCGGGGTGCCGTGCCCGTAGCCGAACGAGACGATCTCGACAGTGCTCATGCGAACTCCCAACGAAGTGGCCGGTGAGGTCGGGCGGGTCAGCGCTCCCGGCGCTCCAGCTCCCGGGCGATGTCGTTCTGCGCGTTGATCGCACTGGGCGCGTTGTGACCCCCGTCGCGCTCGCGGGTGATCAGGTCGTACTCACGCTGCAAGTCGTCGCTGGTACGGGTCTGCAGGTCGGACGACGTAGAGCGGGTGCGGAACATGGTGTTCTCCCTTTGGGTGTGAGTGGCCCGCTGGTCAGCGGGAGTGCCCCGGCCTGCGTTCGAGGCGTAGGCCCGGTATCGGCCAGGCCAGGGCTGAGGGCGGTGCGGGCTACCACCAGCTGGTCTTGCGGCGGTCGGGGCAGCCGTTCTTGGCGTGGTCCTCGCAGGGCGGGCACGGCTCGTTGTCCTTGCCGAGGCCCAGCCAGTTGCCGGAGTGGAGGCGCGCGTGCTCCTCGCACTGCTCGCAGCGGTCCATCAGGCGGCGGCGGGGGTGTGGAGGCCGTCGATCTCGTCGATCAGCGGCGGTTCGCCGGGGTTCATCGCGTCGTACAGCTCGACCTCGTAGCGGATCCGGGCCCGGTCGATGACGTTGCCGGCCAGGTAGTCGGCGATGAACGCGGCCCGGATCGAGGCGTGCGCGGCGGCGGCGATCTCCTCGAACGGGTCGCCGGCCGGGATCAGGGTCAGGGTGGGAGAAGACATGGGGGTGCCCTTTCAGGGGTGCGTGGGAAGTGGGAGCCGCGCCGACGGGGGCCGCGGGGGAACGAAATCCCCGCCGGCGCGGCGGTCTCGGGGTGCTACTGGGGTCGGTTGCTGCTCCACCAGTTGCGGTCGTGGAGCTTCTGCGACAGGTCGGCGCGCTGCGGGTGGGGGCGCGGCGGCCGCGTGGGCAGCGGGTCCTTCACGCGCTCGTGCTCGGCGCTCACGACGCACCGCCCTGGTGGCGGGCTTCCTCGGCGCGGGTCCGGTCCCGCAACCACGCGGCGTGCCAGCCCGGGTCGCCTTCGCCGAGGTAGCCCTTCAGCGCGGACCGCACGTTCACGGCACGCTCCTCAACCCGCCGCTCGTACTCAGGGCCTCCAGCACCGCGCGCAGCAGGTCACGCTCGCCGGCCAGCTCGGGCTGCGGGCCGTCACCGACCGCGTAGTTGGCGAACCCTGTCGCCATCCGCTGCCCGGTGACGGTGTCGGTGACCGCGATCCGCAGCAGCAGGTCGCCGTCCGGGGTCTCACCGACCGCGCGGATGATCTCGTCGGCCTTCGCCTGCGCCGCCTTCAAGCGGTCCGTCTCGACGCTCATGATCACCACCCCCGCGTCTGCAGGGCGCGGCGGCGGGCGGCCGAGTCGCGGGGCAGCGGCGACAGGTCCGGCGTCGGCTCCACCGTGCGGACGAACGAGGCCAGCTCGTGCGCGAGCCGGTCGGCGGGCGACTGCTCCGGCTGCGGCGGGACAACCGGCGGGGTCTGGGGCGCGCTCATGCGGCACCGCCCAGGTCCGCGATGAGCTTGCGGACGGCGGCGAGCCGGGCGGCCGGGTCCTGGCCGGCGGGGACGACGATGGTGGTGCCGTCGCCGTCGGTCGGGTCGTGCAGGGCTTCGAGCCGGGTGCGGAGCCGGGCGTCGAGGCTGCTGGTGTCCCACTCCTCGATGCGCAGCCCGTGCTCGGCGAGGAGCGCGGCGAGCGTGTCGCGGGCTTCCTGCTCGTCGGCGAGCCGCTCGAACTCGGCGAGCTGGACCCGGGCGTCGGCGACCATGGCGCGCAGCCGGGCCGGGGTCACGCCGTCGAAGTCGGCGAGGCGCGGGTCGGCGGAGGCGACCAGGCTCAGACGGCCCGTCTCGTCGTCCGCCATCACCTCGGCCTCGAGGGACAAGCTCACCGCCCGCTCGGCGGGCAAGCCCTGGGTAGGGCTAGAATTGCGCACTGCCATGAGGGGTCCTCTCACAGAATCCTCGTGGTAGGGCCGGCCTGCGGTGTAGGAGTCGCAGTGTCCGGCCCGTTTGCGGTTGTGGCGGCTCTCGGACGGAGTCCGGTAGGAGTGAGCCTGGCCTTCAAGGAATTCCTTGAGCGGCCTGATGAAGAAGCTAGACCCGGTCGCCAAGCGATGTCAAGCGATGACTTGAACGCCGTTGTCAGGGGCCCTACAGTCGCCTCATGACCGAGACACTCGACACTCCGATCGCGCAGCTCACCGAGATCGTCAACGCCATCGACGACCCCGGCGACCTGTACCGGGTGTCTCGTGAGGTTGAGGTCCGCGTGGCCAGCGCCATGCGTGCCGCCCGGCAGGAGAGAGCCCTGAGCCTGAAGGAGCAGGGGCTCACCTGGCGGCAGATCGGCGAACAGATGGGCGGGGTCAGCGCTCAGAGGGCTGAGCAGATCTCCCGCGGCGTCTGATCCGTGCGTCTTCATGACGTCGAGTCAACTGGCGGATGGTCGACGTAGCGACGATCCACCAGTGCAGTTAGCGCGGCAGCAGCAGTGCAGTCACACGCGGGAGGCCGAGGGCCCAGTGGACGTGATCGAGACGTGGATCGGCGAGCACGCCACCGCGCTGCAAGCCGCGATGCGGGCGACCAACGAGGAGTTCGCCCGCCTGCTCGGCGTCGCGGTGCGGACAGTGGCGTCGTGGCACGCGGCGCCCGCCACGGTGCCCCGCCGGGAGATGCAGCGGGCGCTGGACACCCTGCTCGACCGGGCAACTCAGTCGGAGCGGCGCCGGTTCGACGCGATCCTCCACCCAGGGGCCGGCGCCCAGGCGCAGGCGCTCCGCGTGGCAATCGCCGTGGTCGTCCGGGACCGGGAGGTGCTGCTGGTCTGCCGCCGCGGCGACGACCCCCTCTCCTGGGGGTTCCCGGCCGGCGTGGTGAAGCCGGGCAGCAGCTCCAGTGCAGTCGCAGTGCAGGAGACGCTTGCGGAGACGGCAGTGCACTGCACGGTGCGCCAGCATCTAGGCAGCCGAGTACACCCCCAAACGGGGGTTCTCGCTAGCTACGAGTTGTGCGAGTACCTGGCCGGCGAGGCCCGCAACGTCGACGCCGTCGAGAACCTCGACGTCACGTGGGCGCCGATCAAGAACCTGACCCGCTTCATCCCTGAGCAGTCCATCTACCCGCCGATCTTGGAGGCGCTCGCATGACCGACACCACCGACCAGCCCGCGCTTTCCATGGCCGTCGTGGTCGCGGACGGCAAGCTGCTGATGATCCGTCGACGGCAGCGCGAGGGCGACCTGCTGTGGGCGCTGCCCGGCGGCGCCATCGAGGAGGGCGAGACCGTCGAGGAGGCGGCCGTGCGGGAGACGGTGGAGGAGGTCGGCCTGGTCGTCGCCGCGGTGAAGGTGCTCGGCGAACGCGTCCACCCGAAGACCGGCCGTGCGATGTCGTACACGGCGTGCGAGGTGCTCCAGGGAGAGGCGAAGGTGGCCGACGAGGAGGAGATCGACGCGGTCGCCTGGGTGACACTGGAGGAGATTCCCGAGTACGTGCCCTACGGGCTGTACGGGCCCGTGCAGGAGTACCTCGACGAGGTGCTGGCGGGCTGAGGCTTTCCGGCCATCCTCTGGCGCCCCTTCCGGCCCACGACAGGCGGCCGGGATACGGGCAGAGACCCAACTAACCGCAAGTGGGAACCCACTTCACCTGCGGTTTTCCACTCTACAGCAACACGTGTTGCTGTTTTGTTCTTGCCAAGATCGCTCCGCGAGGGCGGCGGAAACCGGCTACAACTGAGTCAGTCGAACTGCGACGACCCGAGCTCCATGTCTCATCTTCATCTTGGAACATCAAACTCTTCCGCCGGGCCGCCGCAGCGCGACAGAGTCGTTGTGCGGATTGCAGACCCCAAGCACGGGATCGAAGAGCAATCTGTACCGTCCCAGACGAACGGCCGGGCGCGATCCCCGCACCCGGCCGTGAACCAGCGGTTCCAGCCGCTGATCTGCTAGTCCGTCCCGTGAAGAAAGGACTGCGCATGTCCTACCTTAGCTGCGCCGCGCCCGGAAGCCCCGAGCTGCCGCCCGAGTACCTCCTCGACGCCCCGCTCCACCAACTGCTGGCGAAGCACGGTGTGAAGCTGGTCGACTCCCCCATCACGGACGCCACGTTCTTCGGCGCGTTCGTGGAGCGCTGGGACGGGAGCCGGATCCTGTCGATGCCGGCCAGCCGGTCGGAGTTCGAGCGGGACACGGCGGCGCGGATGCTGCTGGCCGAAGGGCTGCGGCTGGACGCCCCGCCGGTGCCGGCACCGCTCGAGGTCTCCCGCGCCTGAGACGCACGCAGCCCCCGCACCGATCAGGTGCGGGGGCTGCGTCACATCTGCGGGATCTCGTCGTGGGGGTCCTCGGGCATGCGGATGATCAGCTCGTGGTACTCGCCGTTCGGGTCGTCGTCGAAGGACCGGTCGGCGTTGTTGCCGAGCTGCTTCAGGAAGACGTCGGTCTCTTCCCACAGGTTGATCCAGTGGTCCCTGAGCGGGTACTGACCGCTGAGCCACAGCTCCAGCGCCCGGTCACAGCGGCCCTTGTGGGCGGCGAAGAGGGGCGACTGCTGCCGCAGTTCACCTTCGTCGCCGGCCCGGATGCACCAGACGACGTTGCCCTTGCCGACGATCTGTTTGCGACAGGTGTCGCAGACGAACGCCGGGCAGTTCAGCGCTTCGGGCTTGCCGCTGTAGGGCACGATTTCGATCATGAACTATCCCAGGTAGTTGATCTGCAGCACGGTGATCGTCTTGAGTGTGTGGCCGACGAGGAGCACGGCGAAGGCGTGGTCGGTGACGAGCATCCGCATGACGTCGTCTTCTTCGCCGTAGGGCTCCGTGGCGCCAAGCGGGTCGCGGCAGGCAGCGGCGAGCGCGAGGGTGAGGGTTTCACTGGCGGCCGGAGGCATCGCCTCGTGGACGGCTTCGGCGGCCGGGTCGTACTTCAGCCGATACACAGACTGCCTTCCTCAGCGGACATGGATCTCTCCTGTGGGTCCCGGGCGAGGTAGGCAGCGACAGGCAGAGAGTAGCAGGGGGGAAACGCTGCGTGTCTGCCGTTCGGGTCAGGCGGCGCCGCGGGTGCGGATGCGCTCGGCGTCGGCGAGCACCCGGTCGGTGGCGTCCGGCCAGTCGCTGGTGGGGTCCTCGCCGCGGGCCTCGGCGGCGGCGATGTCCCGGCCGCGCTCGACGGCGGCGACGGTGTCCTTCGCGATCCGCTCCCAGCGGGCGAAGACCCCCAGCAGTTCGTGTGCCGGCGCCCGGTTGATCTCGGCGAGGAAGCGCTGCGCGAGTACGGGATTCCCGAGGGCGTCACGGATGGACTCGATGGTCCACTGCTGGTCGCTCATCTCGGCCTCCGAAGGTGCAGATGTATCTCCCCTAGCAGGGTATCGGGTCAGCGGTATCAGGCTGATACCGCTGACCGAGATTCCCTATACGGATGCTGCTTTCCGGGATCTGCCTTCGGTGCCGGCTTACCGCCTGAAGCGGAAGGCTCCGTCCACGACGCAGCGCACGGCAGCGAGGGCCTTGGCCAGGTCTTGCGGGCGGCAGGCGCGTATGGCGGCGAGACCGAGCCAGCAAGCGACGACGGCGCGGCAGCAGATCAGGAGTACGGCTACGACGGTGATGGCGATCAGAGCGACGCCCGGCTGGGTGTTCTGGATGAGTGCGAGCATGGTGTTCTCCGTTCATGATGAAGCCCCCGGTGTTGGCGGGGGCTGTGGATGGGAATGCGAGACCCCCTGCCGGTGTCGGTAGGGGGTCTTGGCTTCTATGTGGTCCTAGCGGGTCGGTTGCCTACGCGGCCTGCCTTTCGGCGAGCGGCAGCTGGAGCGCTTCGCTGTGCCCGTACTGGGCGCTGCAGTCGGGGCAGCGGACGCCCGCGGTGTCGAGGGTGATCTTCAGGGTGCGGCCGCAGTGGCAGGAGACGCCGACCTTCCGCGGGGGCTTCTCGCCGGTGATGATCCGGCGAGCCTGGCCGGCGATGGCCCGGACCTCGTCGGCGAGCTCCCGTATCGCGGGGTGCTCGTCGCAGAGCAGGGCGAGGTTGAGGCCGAGGATGCCGCACGCCCAGTCGACGGTCGCGGTGACCGTGCCGAAGTGGGGGATGTCCCACTGCTCCCGCTCGCACAGGTCACGCGCCCAGCCGCCGACGACGCCCTCGATGCCGCCGCGGCTGACCAGGTCGAGGGCGTCGATCGAGCAGGGCAGGGGCGCGGTGCGGGTGGCGTTGCGTCCGTCGCCGCCGCGCCGGCCGGGGATGAGTGCGGGCCCGAGCTGCCGGTACAGCTGCGGGAGTTCGCGCAGGTCGGCCTCGATGCGTTCGCGGCAGCCGCGGTGGACTCGTTCGCGGGCGGGCTTGTCGCAGACGGCGCAGGGCTGGGCGTCGTCGTCGGTCATGGCGGGCTCCTTGCGGCGGTGCGGGCGGGGCGGTGGGTCAGGCGGTGCCGTTGATGGCGCGGGCCACGGCGAGGGCCCACGGATTGATCTCGCCGTCGTCGTCGCCGTCGGCCTGGTCGTCGAGCAGGTCGGCGAGGGCGAGTCCGGCGGCAGGGCCCATCGCGGCCGCGTAGGCGGCGTGCTGGACGTGCATGTACACGGGCCGCTGGGCTGATCCTCCGCGCAGGAGGTGCGGCCAGGAGATGCGGCGGCCGTCGTCGCGGGTGAGGTGGTCGCCGTAGAGGTGACCGTGGTTGTGGCCTCGGTCTTGGTAGTGCCAGTTGGCGGTCGAGAGCCCGTCGCTGTCGGTGCTGGCTGCGGTGGCGAGGCTGCGCAGCTTCTCGGCGGCGGTGCGGAGTTCTTCGGTGGGGGTCACGGGTGCTCCTTCACAGGTAGTCGCCGACGACTTGCACGTCGGCGATGCGGTGATACTGGTCGGCGGTGAGTCCTTGGCCGCGGAGGTCGCGCCATCCGGGCTGGTGGGGGTCGACGAGCGGGTCGTGCAACAGTTCGGCGCCGAGGTCGATCAGGTCGTCGAGGGTCAGCTGAGCCGGGGCGGTCACGGCTCGCCGCCCTGATCGCCGCCGCTGATGTACCGGTAGCCGGTGCTGGTGGGGCGGAAGCGGTCGAGGCGGATGCGGGTGCGGCGGCCGGGCTTGGCGTTGCTGACGGGCAGTCGCGGCTGATGCAGTTCGACGACCGCGTGGGTGTCGGTGATCTCGACGATGCGGACTTGCCGGTCACCGCCGCGCGGGTCGTTGTCCTGCCAGATCTGTCCGACGGCGGGGGCCGGGGTGTCGGTCACTGCTGCTCCCCGGCGTACTTGTCGGCCCAGTGGGCGCGGTCGTGGGCGGCGCACTCGGCGACGCTGGGCCCGGCGTTGTGGGCGGGGGCGGGCTGCGTGATGCCGTCGAGGGCGTCACGGACGACAGCGACCCAGAGGGGCTTGATCCCGGTGGTGCCGAACTCGCGCTGGGCGACGGCTTCGGCTTCGTCGCAGGCGGCGCGCACCCGTGCGATGGCGGCCACGGCCTGCTCGGCGCGCTCGGTCTCGCGGATGGACGAGTCGAGGATGCGGGCGCAGCTGCTGCACGTGGTGTGCCAGGTGATCCGGTTCTCGTAGTCGGCGAGCGCGGCGAGTTCGGGCTTGAGCTCGGCGAGGACGGCTCGGGCGACGGCTCGGCGGGCGGTCAGGGGGAGCCATTCGCCGGCCTCGCGGAGGGCCGGGAGGACGGCGTTGAAGGCGCGCGCTTCATATGGCGTCCACGGGGCGTGGCTCTCAGCGCCCGCCTGAGCGCCATTTCCCGACCCTGGACCTCCCGGTGTACCGGCGGCGGGGGTTTCGGCGCCCTGAGGGCCGTTCAGCGGCTTTCCTGGGGCCTGTTCGGTGGTGTGCTGGTCGCGGGTCACGGTTCACTGCTCGCTTTCTGTGGCGGTTTGGGGAACTTCGGCACCCATTCGGAAGGCGGCGAGTTCGACGGCTTCGGCGATGGACAGTTCGCCGTCGGACTCGGCCCACATGGCGGCGGCTCGGCGGGTGAGTTCGTCGGCGAGGGCCTGCTGCTGCTCGGTCATGCGCGGCCGGCCCGGTCGGTTGCGGGGGCCGGGGGTGAAGTCGTGGCTCACGACGGCCTCCCTGAGCCGCTGTGGGCGCCTCGGGCGTCGCGGAGGGCCTTAGCGGGCTGCGAGGCCGTCAGACGAGCTCCTGCGGCCTCCTGAGCCCCCGCCCCGCCCCGTCGCGGCAACTCCAGTTCGTCGAACCGCAGCAGCCCGCACGCCAGGGCGATCACCACCGCGTGGGTGCGGGACCGGGCACCTAGACTCGCCGCGGCCGTCGTCAGCCGCACGTGGATGCCCTGCTCGGTGGTGTCCAGTCGCCCGGCGATCTGCCGGGAGGTGTAGCCGCAGGCGGCCAGGCGCAGCGCCGCCAACTGCCCGGCGCTCAGGTGGCCGTCGAGGATGCGCGGCATCAGGACCGCCTCCCGGGTCCGGGCTGGCGGGGTACACCGCGGGTGTCGAGGATGCCGTCGGCGCGGGCGAGGAGGATCAGCGCCCGCCGCAGCACGTCCCGCAACGGTTCGCGGCGGCGGGCGTAGGCGGCGAGGATGCGGGCGCTGCCATCATCCGGGACCCAGCGGACCGGGTGGCGGGTCACGACGCCGCCCCGTCCTGCCGCGCCCCGGCGGCGGGCCACTCCCCGCGCTCCTGCTGTGCAACCCGCCGCTGCCTCAGGCCGATCAGCCATTCCGTCCGCAGATGCCAGCGGCGCTCCTGGGCGCGGGCCCGCTTCAGCTGCGCGTCGATCGCTTCGACGCTGGAGTGCTCGGTGAACTCGGGGGTCAGCCGGTCGATGCGGGCGGGGTCATCGCCGGCTTGGGGCTGGGCGGGCTGCGTCTCGTCGGCCATGCGGCGCAGCCGGTCGACCTCGGCCTCGGCGTCCAGCGCCCGCTTGTGCATGGCGTTGTAGACCGACCAGAGCACGGGCCGCTCCTCGCCCGCTGCGTACCGCTGGACTTCCTCCATCAGCGCGTTGTTGATCTCGTCGGCGCGGCGGAGGCCAGCCGTGTACTTCTCGCGCAGCTGCTCGATCTCGGCGGCCCGGTCGGTGGGCGCGGGCAGCGTGGGCAGCAGCGTGGCGATCCGGTCCCGCAGCTCGCAGCCCGCGCAGCCGAGGTTCGCGGCCATCTGGTCGTGCCAGCCGCAGGCGTGCTGCGCGGACACGTAGGCGTCGACATCCCGCAGCAGGCTGGTGGTGGGGTCGGTCATGGGGTCCTCCAAGGGGCGGATAGGTTGGGGGCAGACCCGGCCGGACAGCACCCGGCCGGGTCGCGGTGCGTCACGGGGCGGGTCACGCGGCGGGGTACGCGCTGCGGAGCCGGCTGGTGATCCAGGCGTGGCCGCAGCCGGGGCAGCGGTAGGCGCTGCGGATCTGGGTGCCGTCGGTGCGCTCGGCGCGCGGACGGACATTGCGGCGGCAGCAGCGCGGGCAGGTGTCGGTCATCGGCCCGTCTCCCCGTGTTCGAACCGGGCGGACCGTGCGGCCGCGTAGGCATCTGTGACCTGCGGGTGGTCGAGGATCGACGTCATCACCCAGGGGCCGGCGCCTGCTGCGGGACCGGTGATGGGGCTCGGGTAGGGGTTCGGATCGTCGACGGGGCACTCGCGGCCGATCTGCATCACGCCGAGGTCAGGCGACAGGAGCCCCTTGACCATGCAGGGCACCCCGAAGATGTTGCGCAGGAAGGCGTGCATCGGTGGCGGTGTCGGTTCGGGGACCGGGCCGAGCAGCATGAGCGCTCCGTCCAGGCCGCCGTCGGCAACGGCTTCGCCGAGCAGGGCGAGGTCCAACGCCTCTTCTGTGCCCTTGACTTCCACCCACAGCGGCTTGTCGGTCCAGCTGCGGCGCAGCTTGAAGTCCGGCAGGTACGGCCGCTTCTTCGGGCCGACGAGGAAGCCCTCGGGCTCGTACTCCCAGGCGGCGCCCAGGGTGTCGAAGAAGACTGCCCAGCGCGCCTCGAGGCGGGAGCGGAATCGGCAGCCCGCGTAGCGGGTCTCGATGGGCTGGATGCTCACATCTCCTCCATCTCGACGATCTCGGCGTAGTGGCCCTGCCATCCGGCGGTGACGGTCGCGTTGTGGCCCATGCGGTTCTTGGCGACGATGAAGTCGAACTCGCCTGCCCGCGGTGATTCGCGGTCGTAGTAGTCCTCGCGGTGCAGCAAGATCACGATGTTGGCGTTGTTCTCGATGCCGCCGGACTCGCGAAGGTCGGACAGCGTGGGCGTCTTGTCGGTGCGGTGCTCGCTGACTCGGTTGAGCTGGGCCGCAGCAATCACGACGATCTTGAATTCCTGCGCGAGGGCCTTCAGGCCGACCGCGATCGAGTCGACCTCGATCACGCGGTTCTGCGCCTTCGTCTCCGCCTTGGCGATCTGCAGGTAGTCGACGATCAGCACCGCTGGCAGCTCGTCGTTCGCCTGCATCTGCCGCAGCCGGCGCCGCCACCGGGACACCGGCACCGCCGGGGTGTCGTCGATGCGCAACGGGGAGCGGCGGATGCGCTCGCGGGCCGTCCGGACATTGGCGTACTGCTCGTTGCTGAGGGTCCGGGCGCGCAGATGGTGCAGGGGCACGTGCGCCTCGGCGGCGACCAGGCGCTGGCCCATCTGGACGTGAGACATCTCCATCGAGGAGATGAGGGCGCCGCGGCGGTGCTTGATCGCGACGTGCCGGCCGATGCCCAGCAGGACGAGGCTCTTGCCCATGGCAGGGCGGCCGGCGATGACCACGAGATCGCCGGGCTCCATCGGCGCGACAGACTGCAGGTTCGCCCACGGCAGCGGAAGGACGTCGTCGCGCGGGTTGTCGTACTCGTCGAGGACGGCGTCCACGACCCGGTCGAGCAGCCACTCCCGGGAGTCGGTGCCGCCCTTCGCTGCGGCGGTGAGCTCCTGCAGCTTCGATGCGGCGGCGTCGACGATGCCGGCCGCGGTCTCGTGGTCGGCCTGGGCGCCGTATCCCATCTGCACCAGCTCGGTGCCGGTCTCGATGACGGACCGCAGCAGGGCCTTGCCCCGAAGGACGTCGGCGTAGTGGGAGGCGTGGGCGGCCGTGGGGACGCAGTTGATGAGGTGGTGGATGTAGGCGTGACCGCCGACCCGCTCGAGGTCTCCCTGCTGGGTCAGTTGGTTGGTGACGGTGATCGGGTCGAGGGGCTGCCCGCCGGCGAACAGGGCGAGGATCGTGTCGAAGATCAGCTCGTGGGCTGGCTTGTAGAACGGGTACTTCACCCCGTCGACGACCTCGATGACGTCGAGGACGGCGGTTCGGGAGAGCATCATGCTGCCGAGGACGGCCCGCTCTGCGTCGATGTCGTGCGGCGGGACGCGCTCGTAGCTGGTCTCGTCGTCGTAGTAGTCGGTCACTGGTGTCCTTGGTCAGGCCGCGTCTGCGGTCCGGTGGATGGGGTGGCATGCGGGGCACGGCTTCTTGGAGCCGGGCTCGGTGCGGAACTTGGCGTTGAACTCGGCCGCGGGGTTGCCGTCCCCGCACTCGCCGCACCACGGCGGCAGGCTTGGGCCGGTCTTCACGGCGGGCTGCTGCGGGGCCTTGGGCAGGTCGCTGATGCGGATGCGGAGCACCGACATGGGGCGGTGGACTCCGGCCGCGTTCTCGGTGAGCTTGGCGACGAGGTCGTTGTCGAGCCGCCAGCCCTGCTCGGTGATGGCGTCGATCAGCAGGGGGGCCATGCCCTTGGCGGAGACGCGTCCGAGGGACCAGGGCGCGGGCAGGTTCATGAGGAAGTCGACGGCGGCGGTGAGTGCCGGATCTTCCTTCTCGCTGCCTGCCTTCCGGGCCGTCGCGGCGGCGCGGGGGGTCGCGGACGGAGGGAAGGTGGGTGTGGTTAGGGGAATAGGGTCTCCCGCCTGGGTGACCATTGACTCCCTAGCGGGTGACCTTTCTCCCCCAAAGCCCTCCCGTCCGGGTGACCTATCCCCCTGAAAGCCCTCCCTTGCGGGGGACCATTCGCCGTCTTTGGTCTCCCTGGCGGGGGACCTTTCTTCGCTGAACCAGGCGTGGTGACCCCTGTCCGGTGACTCCTCGCCCTCGTCGCCCCAGTAGGGAGCCGGCCGCCCCGGGAACTCGCTCTCGAAGGGGATCCGGAACGTGCGCTGGTGGCCGCGATGGGCGTACACGAACTGGCCGCGCTTGTTCTTCAGCGGCTGGCCGTCCGCTCCTTTGATCGGCATGCGCAGTTCGATCCCGCGGGCGGCCAGCTTGCCGAGCACCTTGCCGACCTGCGCCTCGTTCTCGAAGCCGGTCTTCCACAGCAGCTTCTGCATGAACTTGCGGCCGTAGCCGATCCGGCTGTCGTCCCAGGCCAGGTCAGCGATGGCCAGGGCGACGACGCGCTCGCCGGACGAGATCTCCAGCGGCAGCCGGTCCTCGAACCAGCGGCGGAGCTCGTAGCCCATGGGTCTTCTCTCTTCTCGGTGGAGCTGCATGCGGATGGGGTCGGGTGGTGCTGCTGGTCAGGGCCGGTCGCGCGGCCGGCGGGGCGCGGTCACGCGGCGGCCTGCTCGGGTTGTCGCTCGGGCAGCGGGATGCCGGTGGCGGCGGACACGATGTGCGCGGCGAGCAGCGGGGGGACGGCGTTGGCGATCTGCAGGAACTGCTTGGACTCGCTGCCGTGGAACGGGTGATCGGGCCTGAAGCCCTGCAAGACCGCGGCCTCGGACAGGAGCAGCGGGCGCTTCTCCAGGTCGTCGCGGCCGTCGACCCGCACCCACTGGTAGTCGTGGCGGGCGTGGCCGGCGACGAGGGTGCCAGCGGGTTGGTCCAGGCGGCGGACGGTGGCGTTGGCCCGCTTGCCTTGGCGGAGCACCCACCAGGAGCGGGCCTTCTCGGTGAGCGTCCAGGAGGGCGCGTCGCACGGGAAGTCGTTGCCGCCCTGGGTTTTGCGGGCGCCGCGGGTGTTGACGCGGAGGCCCGGTTCCAAGCCGAGGGCGTCGGCCATCGTCGTCCACGGCAGGCGGGCCGCGCCGAACAGGTCGACTGCCGTGTTCTGGCCGTGCGTGGGGTCCGGTGCGGTGACGCTGCGGGTACGGGAGGCGATGAGGATGGCGCGGCGCCTGGTCTGCGGCAGCCCCCAGTCAGCGGCGTTGACGACGCCGGTCCACACGCTGTACCCCCAGCTGCGGAGGATGCCTGCGTACTGCTGCCACAGCGGGAGGACGGCGGGGACCTGCTCCATGCACGCCCACTCGGGTCGCAGGTCGTGCAGCCAGCGCATCGGCTCGGCGGCGAGGATCGACTTGGCGTCCTTGCAGGTGGCCTTCAGCTCGCTGCGGGTGTCGCGGCCGTGGGCCAGGTCGTGGACGGCCTGGTAGACGAGGGGCAGGTCGATGATGCCTTCTTGCTTGCCGGCCTGGGAGAAGGGCGTGCAGACGGGCGAGGAGATCTTGCCTTTGACGCGGCCGACGAACGGGGCTGTCGGGTATTGGGTGACGTCGCACCGGATCGTCAGGTGACCAGCTGCCTGGGAGGTACGGGTTGCGTCCGCGTCGAGCTCCAGCCCGATGTCCGTGAGGCCGAGGAGGCGCAGGCCCTCGGACCAGCCGCGGGGGCCGGCGAACAGGTCGACGATCACGCTGCCACCGCCATCTCGGCGCGGCGGCGGGCGCGGGTGACGCTGCGCCTGTGGCAGCCGATCTGCTGGGCGATCTGCTCGGCGGTCCAGTCCTGCGCGGTGAGGCGGGCCACGAGCTGGTGGTCGACGGAGACCTTGGTCCGCGTGGCCCGGCCGTTCGCCTGGCCGGCGGTTTCCGGCTGGCAGGCGGGGTCGTCGATGTCGTCCCAGGCGAGGGGGCCGTGCCAGCCCTTGTTGCGGGCGATGGTGGCGGTCTGCTTGCACGGGCCGGGGATGACGGACAGGCGACGGTACAGGCGGGCGATGGCGGCCGCTTCCTGCGGGGTGACCCAGCGGGTCCATCCGCTGGTGATGTGCTTGATCCTGTCCGGTGTGGCGTTGAGCTCGGCGGCCAGGTCGTAGCGGCGGTGGCCGAGGACTCGCAGGGCCTGCAGTCGGCGCCGGCTGCCGGTGGGGTCGACGCGGTCGGGGCTGGCCGGCGGCGGCGCGCTCTCCACGGCGAGGATGGCGGCCGCACGCCACTTGGCGATCTTCTGCTGGGCTCCGACGTACAGCTTGTGGATGTTGGCGGAGGGGACGCCGCTGGCCTCCGAGATCTGCACCTGGGTCCAGCCGGCCGCGGTGAGCCGTTCGATGTGGTGGCGCGTCTGGGTGGCGTCGGTCATGCGGTACTGGCCGCGCTCGTGCTCCATGCGGAGGCGCTTGCTGTAGCGGCGGTCCGCCTGGACGCAGCCCGGTTGGCGGCAGCCGCGGAGGTAGCAGTTGCGGGACGGGGTGTGGTCGGTCACGGCTTCTCCTTCCGGCTGTCGGTGTCGGCGATCCGCTCGCAGGCGGCGAGGAGCTGGTCGCTGGTGCCGGGCTGGTTGTCGGGTGCGGCGGGGGTGCTGCGCCAGGCGGCGCGGCGGAGCTGGTGGCGCTCGTAGGCGATGACGGGCGCGACGATCGCGGTCATGCAGGCGAGGTAGGCGAGGAGGCCCATCACGCGGCCGCCTTCCGCTGCTCGATGCGGGCGGCCTTGCGGTCCTCGATGAACTGCCGTCCGGCGCGGGTGAGGACGTAGACGTTGACCTTCTTGCCGCGGGCCTTCGGGTTGATCGACGTCTCCTCGCCGACCTTGCGCAGCAGGGCGGGCTCGTTGGGGTGGAGGGCGTCGTGGCCGAGGAGGGTGTGGAAGTACAGGCCGGCCTTGCGGAAGTCGCCTTCGGGCACGATGGCGCGGATCTGGTTCATGCCGAATCCGTGGCCGGCGGCGGCGAGGTGGAGAACGATCTGGTCGAGGACGGCGGTGTCCCAGTCGCTGACGGTGGAGTAGATGCGGCGGAGCTCGCTGGCGGCCCAGGCGCGGGCCTGCTCGGGTGTTGTCGCCATGGCGTGGTTTCCTTGTCGGGTGAGGGGCCGGCCCGCATTGCCCGCGGGCCGGCCTCCGGGGTGCGGGCTACTGCTGCGCGTTCTTGAGTGCGGCGCCGCGCTCCTTGATGTAGGCGCCGAGGCTGGTCGGCTGGCCGGTCTGCGGGTGCATGAGCGGGGTGGCTAGGGCGCTGGCGGCTTCCACGTCGCGGTAGAGCCGGAGCAGGCTGTCCGTCGTGGCTTCGGCCGAGCCGGCGGCGTCGATCCAGGCGGCGGCGTCGATGTCCTTGGCGCCAGCCCGCAGCCAGTCGAGGTACGGCTTGGCGATGTCTACGGCTCCGTCGGGCCGGTCCAGTTCGAGGCCGCGGAACGCGGGGCAGCGGGTCTTGATGAACCGGAGCTGGTTGGTCAGGTTCATCTCGGCGGCGACACCGAACTCGAACTCGATGCCCTTGCGCTGCTCGGCCAGCAGGCCCTTGCTGACGGGGGTCTTGCTGCCCTTCTCGAGCACCCACTTCTCCGACGCCCGCATCGTGACGACGACGTGCCCGGGGTAGGCCATGAGGGCTTCGATCATCTCGTCCTGGATCTCGCCGCCGTCCTTCCAGGCGGCGAACTTGTTGCCGCTGTACTTGCTGTCGGCGACCTGCGAGACCTGGTCGAGGGTGCCTTCGGCGCCCTTCCAGAAGTGGGTCAGGGAGTCGACCATGACGACCGGGTAGCTGGCCTGGGCCGCCGCTGCGAGGGCCTTGATGAGGCCGCGCGGGTTGTAGCGGCGCATCGGGAAGTGGTCGAACTCGATGGGGAGGTCGTTGACGTAGAGGGTGGCGGCGTTGCGTTCGGTGTCGATGACGGCGAACCGCGCGCCCTCGGCGAAGCCGCCGGCGATGGACAGCCCGGTCCAGGTCTTGCCGCACCCGGAGGGACCCTGGATGGAGAGGCGGGCCTTCTGGCCGTCCTTGCGGGCCGGCCGGAAGACGATCGGGCCGTCGTCATACTCGTCGGCGGTGGGCGCCTGCTGGGGCTGCGCCCGGCGGACGGGCTGCGGGAGCTGGGTCATGGGGCGGGGTCTCCTAGGCGTACTGGCGCTCGACCCACGAGGGCAGAGCAGTCATCGGGTTGGGCAGGTAGCCGGGCCATTCGTTGCGCTCGCGGCAGATGGAGTAGGTGTTGAGGGCGACCTGGTTGAGGTGGCGGCCGATGCCGCGGGCCATCGGGTCGCACGTCGTGACGACGACGAGGTAGGGCGGGTCCTTCTCCTGCAGCACGAACTGCATGGGGCGCTCGGGGTCGGCTACGTCGAGGGCGGCGCCGGCCTCCTCGTACCAGTCCTGCTGCTGGGCGTAGCCGTGCTCCCAGAACGCCTTCTCGAGGTCTTCGCGGCGGCAGGACCGGGCGGTCTTGTAGTCGACGATCTGGCCGTTGTCGCCGAGCCAGTCGAAGCGGGCCCGGCGCCACACGCCGTGGTCCTCCCAGAAGGCGGACATCTCGGCGAGGCCGGAGCCCGGCTCCAGCAGGGCGGCGGCTTCCTCGTTGGCGCGGAGGGCCTTGGCCATGGCCCAGACCTGCTCCAGCTCGTGGCGCTTGAGGGGGATGCCGCCGGCGGCCCGTATCGCGGCGACCTCGGCCTTGATGCTGTCGGTGTCCCAGCGGGGGGCGTCGACGAGGACGAGGTCGGGGCCGTCGTCGAGGACGAGCTTGTGGGCGGCGGTGCCGAGTTCGAGGGTCTTGTTGTGGGGCTGGGGGTTGTCGAGCTGCCACTTGAAGACGGCGGGGCACTTCTTGACGAGGGTGCGGGCGCCGGTGGAGGAGAGGCTGCCGCCGGGGATCGACCTCGACGGTGGCGGTCATGCGGCGTCCTCCACCGGCAGGCCGCGCAGGGCGCTGGCGGTCTCGGTCTCGCACTCCTCGCACAGCCCGTAGGCGGTGAAGGGGCCGTCCTCGTCGTCGCAGCGGGTGCACGCCAGTGGAGCGGTGCGCTTCGCGGGGCTGGTGCTCATGGGTTCTCCCGTTGGGTGTGCTGGCTGGTGGCCCGCCGCCGCTGGCTGGGGGGTGCCGTGGGCGGCGGGCCCTCGGAGGCCGCGGAGCCGGGGGTCTCGACGCGGCGGGGTTGTTCACCGGCCGCCCGTACCTGTTCGGCCGGGCGGCCGGGAGTCAGGCGGCCGGGTCGGGCTCGTCGACGGGCGACACGTAGGGCAGGACCACGACCGGCGAGAACGGACGGACGAGCTGGGTGTCGACCTGCCGGATCCGGGGGCGGGCGTTGATGACGGCCTGACGCAGGCGCTCCTGCTCGGCCTGGGCGCGGATCGTCTTGTGGGTGAGCTCGCGGCAGTGCGCGGTCATCCCGGCGAGGAGGTCGCGCTGCCGGGCGATGAGCACGGCGTCCTGGCAGCCGCGGATCAGCGCGATGTGGAGCTCCCGCTCGCGGTCCTCGACGGCCGCGATCAGGGCGGCGTTGTCGGCTTCGGCGCGCCGGGCGCGCAGCTCCGGGTTGGCCGAGCTGTGCCGGCCGGTGGCGCGGAACGGTATGGCGAGGCTGCTCATGCGGTGTCCAGGAGGTCGATGTAGCCGGCGGCGAGGGTGTCCTCGTAGCTGGCGCGGGTGCGGGTGGCGTGCCGGTGTTCGGTGGCGGCGACGATGGCCTGTTCGAGCTCGGCGATCCGGGCGCGGGCCCGGAGGTTGTGGAGGCGGGCCATGTCGTCGACGAGCCGGGCATTGAGGGCGGCGGCCGGGCCGGTCATTGGGTGTCCCGGCTGATGCGCTGCAGGAAGTCCTCGTAGGACTCCTCGGCGTCGGGCTCGGGCGGGGTCTTGCCGAGCCAGCGGGCGATGCCGGGGACCACGACGGTCGGCGGCAGGGCGGCCAGGGCGACGGCGGCGGTCATGAGGCGGCCGCCTTCGGGGCGGCGAGCTTCTCCAGCCCGTACTTGCGGACCCGGTCGTAGCGGGCGATGCCCCAGACGATCGCGTGGCAGGCCCACAGGAACCACCAGTCGTAGTCCTGGAGTCGCATCTCCCCCATGTCCGAGAAGGTGAAGGTCAGGTCGCGGACCGGGGCCGTGTGCTTGTCGCCTGCCTCGCGGCGGTGTGCCCGGGCCTTCACGGCGGCGACCGAGTAGCTGTCGCCCTCGAACTCCCAGGCGCACTCCGTGCACTTGGCCAGGTACGCCTCGCCGAACCGGAACTCCGAGAGCGCCCGCAGGGCCTCTTCCTCGTACTCGCAGTTGAACTCGGACGCGACGTGCTCGGCCCAGGCCGCAGTGATGCCGGGGTAGTCGTCCTCGACTGCGCTGAGGGTCTCGGCCACCTCCTCCTCGAACAGCTTCTCGCTGTAGGAGGTGGCTGCCTCTCGCCCGCTGGTCAGCTTCTCCGACCAGTAGCCGGGGTTGATGTGGAGCGAGCCGTCGCGGTAGATCCCGGAGCGGAAGAACTGGAACATGTCCGCGGCGCGGCGGAAGACGTAGCTGTTGCCGTCGCCGGAGAAGACGAGCTGCTGCGGCGTGGTGATCAGCTCGAACCAGTAGAAGCCGTGCGTCGGCTCGCGGAAGATGAGGTGCCGGTACAGGCCGTCGTCGTGCAGGACGGTCATCTGGTGGCCTGCCGTGTCGCGGGCGAACCGGTCGGCGCTCTCGGCGTAGCGGCTCATCGCGCCACCTCCGTGGTGCACGTGCAGGCTTCGGGGTGGGCGCAGGCGAGGAGATCGAAGACGCGCTCGTACCAGTCGGCGGGCTGGAGG